ACAAGGTCCATACGTGACTAACACCTACGGTGGAGGTGTGTCATGTCAAGGTAGTACGTTTAACCTCACTCCCTATATACAGTTTGCTGATTCACGTAAAGATCCTTGGGAGGACTTCTATGATGAACCACAATATAACCTAACAGATGTAGAGGGTAAGACTGTTAAACAAACAGTCACTGTAAAGAACTACCCTTGGGAAGACTGGTATGATACTCGTACTAAAGCAGACGGTAGTCGTTGGTTTGAAGATGGAGAAAGTATAGAGATAGAAATAGATGTAGATGCTCCTGATGGAGTACCTGATATAGTAGGTAGTGGTGGTAGTATGACACCCACTTGGTACAAACCTATACGAACTGATATGAAAGCAAACCAGTCCTTTAATGCTGGTCTCTCTGCTACACTATCAATTCCATTAAATAGAAAATTCCAGAAGCAATGTCACGAGGCAGCAAATGCTCAGATAGCAATGCAGACTCAGTTAACAGCAAATAAAAGATTAGACTTTGAGATTGCTCGTCTTAAAAATTGTGGTGAGTTAAAGAAAGCTGGTATCATGTTCCATCCTAAATCACCTTATCATTCTATTTGTGCTGACGTAATGGTTACTGCACCAGGTGGTCAGATCATGCCACACCAGCATGATATGCCGAGTCTTAAATTTAACCCCCCTTCAACTTCCGAGCAGCTTTTACAGCAGCAACAGCTTCCCTCTGTTTCAATAGACGCTCCCTTCGAGATAGAACCTTCTCCTTCTTCCCAGTCATCTTCTGAATCTTCCCAACAACCTTCTTCACAGCAGGTTTCACAATCTTCAGGAGCAGATCTGCTAGGGGTTTGGCAAGTAGGGCAGATGTCGCAGCCACAGCACCAATAGTTGCTGTAGTTGTTACTGTTCCCATAGCTGGTAAGTACTGATCCATTGTTGGAACAGGTTCCCATATGGTTTCACATACTCTACCATCAGGTGTTAACTTATATTCTTTAATTCTTTCTTTTCCATTAGTAGATAGATCACCAACCCTTCTTGCATTAAGTGGAGGACATTCTATAGGTTCATCCCTATTACCTCCTGCTGGAGGCGGTTCTGGAGTGTCTAGATCAGGTGCTGGAGGTTCATCTGTATTAACACCTTCATCAACTTCCTCTTCATTTGGATTAACTGTCTGCCAACTAAGCTCTCTATAATCATACTCAGGTGGTTGATAGTAAGGCATCCCATTATCACACAACACTACGTTCTGCTTAGGGTCATCATTAACTAATTGTTTATTTTTATTATTAGGGTTCTTTGCGTTCTCCTTATGTACCCTAACACAACCAGGCATATCAACTATTGGAGTACCTGCTCTAATAGTAACAGGAACTACTGGAGGAATAGCTTGTGGAGGTTCTACCATCCAACTTCTACTATCTGCTATATTAAGATTATTGATATCCCTTACAAAAGGTCTCTTTATCCAAACGCCTCCAATACTAGTGGAGGATTGCCTGACCACGATGTTAGGAATATTAAATCCACCGAGAGTAATATTAGGTACGTCACGAATAGGAGCCATAAGTAAGTTTCCATTCTATTAGTTGTACTGTTCCCAAGCACCTTTTCTATCCCAAGACTTAAAGAATTGTGATTCCCATCCCTCTTTTTTCAAGGAAGGTATTACAACTGAATTAAGGAACTCTCTATTAGTATCTGCTGTCCAACCTATATCATCAATACCGCCACCGATATCAACAACCTTTGGAAGAATACCACCAACAGTAACTACACAGGCAAGGACTGCACTGCAACCCCACACCCACTTCTCTAGTTTACTAATTCTATTATTAAACTGTTGGTGTTCTTTGTCTTTGTAACGAGCAACCTCACCACGCAAGAGATCTATATCTTTTGTTAGAGAAGCAATCTGTGCCGTCTGTTCTATGTCGATATCCTTTTCCATAACTATTTTGGTATCTGTTGTTTGTAATCTTGAACTGGTGGTTTGTATCCTTTTACATTACCAGTCTGAGGTGGGTATGCTTTAAGCAATTGATAGTATACTTCTTCTGCTACTATCTGTCTTATTTGTTCTGCCTTTGCAGTTTCTCTTTTTTCAGGACCACCAGTATAGTTGTCGATGGCAACATTACCACCGACCACCGTACCAGTACCGACTACAACAACTGCTGTACCAGTGGATGCAATCTTTTGTAAGTCCATTAGAAACCGCCAGGAACAGGAAGACCTAGACTAGCACCTTGAGGTGCAGCTGCTTGAGGTGATGAATCAGGAAGACCTACATCTCCTGTGAGAGCACCACCTATAGCACCACCACCGAGACCTCCTGTTACTGCTTCAATTGCTTGTTTTTTGATGTTATCGATAATAGCATCCTTATTGAGATATACAACCCCAACAGTACCAACGAGGGTGACAGATATAACACCACTTGCAATAGCGATTCCATTTATAATTTTTTGCATGACTCTAAAGTTTGTAAGGTTCTTTGTTATCAGTATCTGAGACACCAACTATTTTAAGAGGTGCTTGCTCAATACGAATAGTTTGAGTAGGACCAGCCTTAGCAATGATTGCCTCAATATCTTGTGCTGTAACAGGAGGAGGACCACCGTTAGGACCATTACCATTGCCGTTCATCTTCATCGTACCGTCACCCTTTTTACTGGCTGTCTGAATTCCAAAGCTCGCTAAAACTCCTGTGAACACTGAAGCTATAAATGTCGGATCGATTTTCTGTTGAGGAACACCTGGAATAGCAACATAATTTAAAGTCAATATTCCACCCGACCAGGCAAGGACCGTAATGCGTACAAATGTACTGATGATAGCAGCTTGTTCTTCAGGATCTGGAAGTATAGCATCTTTGACTTTACCAAAGACACCTTTCTTCTTTTCCTCTACAACTTCTTCTACTTTATCATCTAAAATTTCTTCAGCCATATATTTTTAACAACTGAGCCTATTTATAAAGTTGTAGGTTGTTTTTTCTTACCTATATTATACTTAGACTCAAGAGTCCATTCACCCTTTTCTTTATAAGCAATAACTTTTATCTGACTAAGAGGTGCTGCATTAACTATTGCAGATTCTTTAACAACGTTAACTAATCCCCAATCAGATAATAATCTTATAATTCTATTCCTTCTCTGTAGATCATTTTCAGAAAGATTTGCTTTCTTACCATCTAAAGCAAACAATTCTTTAAAATGTACTATGTAATACTGTCCCTTCTTATGAAGGATATGACATGATTGATATAACTTCTTTTCTTTTCTTGAAGCAACACCTATACGAGTAAGAGTTTCACGAACCTTTAGAAAATCATCAGGTTCTTTCAAACTCACCTCAACCATATCGTCTTTTGTCCATTGGACTTCGACTTCATTCATTTCTTACCTCCTTTATTCAGTTTTTCTTTAATGTAATCTAGTTGTTTTGGAGTTAAGATCCTTAAGGCTTGAATTGCTTTATCATTACTATAACCATAGTATTTTTTCACAAGGTCAAGATCTTTCACTTTCTCTTTTTTGCCCCAAGGAGAGAATCTTCTCTTAGGTCTCACTGTATTTAGATAAAAAGAATATTGTAATTTCTTATCCAAGTTAGGATACCGATTCATCTCATTAGCAAATGCTAGTGTGTCCATGTGATGTGACAGGCATTTGTTAATGACATAAGGAGGATAATTCTTTTCCCAACCAGGATCATCTTGCATAAGATCTTCCTTGTTGAAATTAATACTGTTCAAATAATCCTTAAGAGGATAACGATCATCATATGGCATAGTTAGTTAACACAAGTTCTTTACGTTCTGCTTGCTCTTTCATATAGTCACCTGTAGAACGCATACTATAAGTTAAATCAAACTCAGCAGCATACCAATCTTTAAATCGATTTCGTATAACCTGAGTACTATTATATGATATCATCTGATGGTTAGTCTGTCCATCACAATCTGCTGCAAACTTATCATGATCAAAATACTTGTGCATCTCACCCCTCTTACCATAGATAGGTATTCCAATCTCATAAGGTGGATCAAAATAAGTAAAGACATTCTTATTATCAGTTTTCAAATCTTCATAAGAAAGATTAGTTATCTTCCAGTTCTCTATCAACTTAGAATATCCTGGTAACTTCTCTATGCCTCGTAAACTGAAATTGGACTCACTGGCTTGTTTGGAGAAGGAACTCGATTCGGTAAGACCAGAGAAAGAACACTTATTAACAATATAAAAACTAACAGCACGAGTGGTGAGACTGGCTGAGGTATCGTTAACCAATTCCTTACAATCGTTAAAAAGTTCTTTTGCTTTTTCTGGTGTTGAGTATGCTGTTTTAAAAGTTCTGAGCCTGGTCGTAATTTCATTGCCTTCATGTTGTAGTTGTTGCCAAAAGTTAGATAGAGGTTCATACAAATCATTTACCCATATCTTCAGATGAGGATAGTGTTTTGTCATGTATAGAGCAACAGAACCACCTCCAAGAAAAGGTTCTCTATACTCATTATACATACTCATCTCTGGTAAGTATCGTGACATCTTTGTGATAGCACGTGACTTACCACCTGGATAGCGAAGAGGGGTTTTCAATGATTTCATTTTTTAGTAGTGTTGCTTCGTGTTCTGTTGTGAATTGCTATAAACTTATCACCAGCAAATGTGCCACCAAGACACACTTCAATCTCGTCACCATCTTTCCAATTAGTCTCACCATTCATTTTAGTGTGTGTCATTGCTAATTGAATTTGATCAATTACCTTTTGAGTTAATCTCATTTTTTAATAATCCCTTTAGGGGTGTGACCGTGTGCTATTCCTAGCTCATGCATTTTAGCATGCTCGTCAATAGGATCACGTAAGTCTTTCTTTCCAGGACCGAAGGTAAGGTAAATACCATACCCCATAACAAAGAATAGTAAACCTACTATGATGAATACTAGAACCATTAGTAATACCTCTTATAATCTTGACCTACTTCTACTTCGATAGTATCGAATATTCTATTTAACGATCTAGCAAACATCCTATATCCAGATCCAACATATAGTTGTCCAAATACTACAGATACTGTTGCTATACCCCAGAAGATATAATAAAATCTGGACTTAACTTGATTTCGTGCTTTAGTAATTTTGTCTGTCATAATTAAAAGAATGTTGTGACTAAGATAACTCTATTATCTTTTTTGGGTACATTGTGAGTGTGATATCCCTCAAAGATAATTATATCATCTTCTTTTGGATCGTGATAACCATCCTCACAAATAGTTTCTCCTCCAACATCTGTTAGGTATACTAACATATTAAGATGAGGATACCCATGATCCACATGAATGAATGTCGTTTCAACATTAGGATCAGGAGGAACCATGTTCACAGCCATTCTATATAAACAATTAATTCTTATATTATTGTGAGAAAATATCTCCTTAACTACCTGCAACCCATCTGAGAAATCTGGGAATGGTTGTGGAAATGGTTCATCATCATTTGGTCTTCCTAACAATGGATGTATAAAAGTCTGAGCATGACCCATCTTATCCAGATTCATCTTAGGACTATAAAACCTACTCTTAGAATCAGGATCAGTTTTATGAAAACTATCGGGTTGCTGTTTCTTATACAAGTTCCAAGTAAACTTATTTGAAAGAACCCACTCTTTCCATTTAAGATAGTGTTGTGTCTTAGGGTTCTTTAGTCTTTCAATACCATTAACACTACGTTGCTGAACAACAGGTACATCAGATGAACCAGTCCATTCAGTTCTTACATTTCCAAAGTCAATACTCATTTCTTTTTCCTTACTGGAACCTCAATTGTCCATGATGGAGATTCTAATTTAACCATCTTAAACTGTTGTCTGTTCTTCTCATAGGTAGCAGCAGGTTCATTACCAGCAGTCTCACCATAATGAGTTTCCTTTACACCCAGATATTCTAAGATGGCATCATCAATCATACAGTACAATGTATCCCATGTTAGAGTATCTCTTAATCCAGATGCAATTCTATCAATATCATTCCCATCAAGATACTCACCCTTGCATATCTTACTAGAGTAATCTCCATATTGACTTTGGAGTTTTGCTCTTGCCTCTACCAACTTGTTAAGGTTGATAGTAATCTTCACATCATCATCAATCATTTGAAATCACACTCCAACATAATTTGTGTTAAACATGCCAAAAGATTAATCTCTTGATCTACTACAAAAGCAGACTTGTATTGATACTCTGCAATGATAAGTACAGCAGCAGCAACACTTGGTCCTTCCATAATAGTAGAAAGACTATCATAGAGTTTCCTCATTATAGCAGTAGGGTCACTATCTAAATTCTGAGTAACCCACTTCTTAACATCATTAAACTTCTTATGCTTTAGATACTCTGTAAGAGAATCTATCTTAGCATCACCTAATGCTGCGAGGATTCCAGTATCAATAGAACCTGTTGAACTATATCTTTGGAGTTCGTTGAGTGTTCTTCTGAAGTCTGGGAAGTACTTTTGGACAACTGTGGCAACCACTTTGTCATTGAACCGTACTTCCTCTCTGGTAAGGATGTCTCTACACCTTTCAAAGAACTGACCTGCAAGAGCTTGTTTAGATTTTCCACGGACATTAAAATCAATTACTGTTGTTCTACTATGTAATGGTTCTATTATTTTATTCTTAAAGTTACACGTGAATATGAACCTACAGTTCTTCTGGAACTCTTCAATCGAGGCCCGTAAGAGGAGTTGTACGTCGGGTGTCGTATTGTCTGCTTCATCAATAATAAGAACTTTATGACGACTTGTAGATGTAAGAGAAACAGTACTAGCAAAGGTCTTTGCCTGATTGCGTACAGTGTCCAAGAATCTACCTTCATCAGACCCATTAATGACATAAGAATCTACCCCCAGTTCATTACATAATGCTTTAGCAATGGTTGTCTTACCCACACCAGCAGTACCAGAGAGCAAAAGATTTGGTATCTCCCCTTGCTCTATAAAGTTCTTAAAGGTGTCCTTCACATCTGTAGGAAGTATACAATCCTCAACTTTCTGAGGTCTATACTTCTCTACCCATAAAAAATCATTCATGTATTTAATACCCAAATTAATCTAACAACCATTGCTACAAATATAATATAGTAGGACCACATAATAGTCATACCAATTTTATTGTGCCTACTACCTCTGACATATGGATGGACAGCTAGATGAGGAGATCTATCCCATCCATCAACCATATAATCTTTAGTTTTAATTTGTCTCTTAGGCATTAGGTTCCAAAGCGATAAAGTATTTAATACCCTCACCTTGAAAGAGAGCAACATTAGATTTGCTTAGTGTAACATTATAATCACCAAGAAGCAACTTAAGATTCTCTACCTTAAAGCAATAACAGAAGTCATCATCTGTTGTACCAACCTGAACTGAATAACTATTCGATGTTTCATTCTTCTTATCAGTTACCCTTAGACTCATCTCTGTACCATCACCATAAAGACACAAGTCTGGTAACTGGTATACACTAGCAGCACGTTGTAACTGCTGTAAAGTACTAGACTCTAATCTAAACTTAACATCCTGAGATGGTAATTGAATTTCCCTCTCAGGTGGTTGGGTAATGATATCAGGATCAGCATAAAAGAATCTGGTCTTAGACCTACCCTTAGTGTCACTCACAGTGACATAATTATCCTTTGATGTATCAATAGTTGGTGATTCAAATAATGAAAGACCACCTAGAAAAACACCTAGATCATAAATTGACAATTGAGATTCAAACTGTTCTTCTATATCAGCTATAGCAAGAATGTTTTTATTGATACTCAATGTGCTCAACTTGTTACCAGGATTGATAACGATAGATTTGTTAATAGAACAAAAGTTCTTTAATACTTCAATTGTTGGTTTGGATAATACAGTCATTTACTTGTCATAATCAACGGAGAAAGGGGTGGATGTAGACTGGAGAGCATTTGCTGCAGCAGTCTTATCGTTAAAGTGTAGAAGGAGTACAGCGTAATGGATAATCTTAATGATGTCCTTACGTGCTGTACCCTTTCTATCATACCTTGAGGCATATTTCAATATGTTAGACCTACAGAATGCCTCTGCGTCACCTACTGAATCAATCAAGTCCAATGTCTGAACATTGTTTGA